TTGGGGATTGAAAAAAAAGAAATTACTGATATGTATAACTTGGAATTATTTGAAGAATTAGGTGCATTATTACGCATGGAAAGTAGATATTGTAGTGATGATGGTGTATTACTGAAAAATGCTATTGTTGAAGATGCACTACAATTAAAACCTGAGCTAATACGATTATTGTTAACTAATGAAAGATTAAAGAATAATTTTTTTAAGGATATTGACGGGATAACTATTTTTGATAAGGTAAGATTTCAAAAGTTCGTTATGAATAAACGTTTTTTACCTGATAGTTATACCAGTTTCAAAAATAAAATTGGTCTAATTGGGGATAACGAAGATTTTTTATCTGAAAGTAGAGAAGTTGTTTTATCTTGGCCTTATAAGGATTGCGTTTTAGAGGGTGGTCAAACAAAAGAAGATGCTAAACGTAATGAGATATTTTGGAATGAAATACTTGCACCCGACCAAATAACAAGGCTTACAGAGCCAAAAGTTTTATCTAATTTCAAAAAGTATTCAATAGAAGGCGAAGAAACAATATCAGAAATTTCAAAAGAAGATAACCTAATAATAAAAGGAAATAATCTCTTAGCTTTACATTCTCTAGCAGGCAATAATAAATATAAAGGACAAGTAAAGCTAATATATATTGACCCTCCATATAATACAGGAAGTGATAGTTTTCAATACAATGATAATTTTAATCATTCTTCATGGTTAACATTTATGAGGAATCGATTAGAGGTTGCAAAAGAACTTTTAAGAGAAGATGGAATTATTTTTGTTCAATGTGATGACAACGAACAGGCATATTTAAAAGTAATAATGGATGAAGTGTTTAAAAGTAATAATTTTATTAATACACTTGTTGTAAGGTCATCAACGCCAAGTGGTACAAAAACGGCACATAGAGAAAAAACTATTATTAAGCAAAAAGATTATATTCATATTTATAAAAATGATGGAATAATAAAATTAAACCCACAATATATAAAAAAAGACAAATGGGATACTCATTATTCTTTAATCCTAGAAAAAAAAGATAATAAATATATACTTTTGAATTTAATTGATGCTTTAATTAATGAAAACATATTAAAAGAGGGAGATTCGTTAAAGGATATAAATATTAATGATGATAGATTTAAAAAATATTACTTAGCCAACAAAAATAAAATATGCCGTCTTCAATCTCATAAAAATACTAAAGCCGAAGCTGAATCAAGAAAGTTAAATAATGAAATTTATGAACATTTTGATGAAAATTCAGAAAGTAAAGGATTATTTTATAATGGACAAGTAATAACCCAACTTTCACAAAGTATAAATAAGGTTTATGATAATCAAACTTTCACAAATGATTTAAGTATGCTATTATGTGATTTATGGAATGATATTGATTTTCAAAACACACAAAATGAAGGTGGGGTAAGTTTTCCTACCGCAAAAAAACCCGAGATTTTACGGCTCAGATGAAATATTTGGGGATTAGTTTTATATTTGCATAAAAAATAGAATTGGAAAAAGCACTAATAGGTTATTTTTTGCCAGAAGGGTTACTTGAGCATTTTAAGATAACGAATGTAGAAGAATTAGGGGAAGTATCTACCAAAAGAATGGTTATTCAAGTAGAATTAGAGGAGATAAATACTATCCCCAAATGTTATGATTCATCATTATATGAATCTAAAGGTTTCTATCCTATAACCATTGTTCAAGACTTTCCTATTCGAGGGAAGGCAGTTTATTTAGCAATCAAACGAAGGAGATGGCGTCATAAAGAACATAAGAATGAAATCATTCATAACGATTACACTCTTATTGCCGAAGGTTCAAGAATAACGCAAGAACTTTCGGATTTTTTAAAAGCTACAGGTAGAGACCCGAGCAGATACCATTAGCAATATAGCCAGTTACTATGCTGTTCCAGCAGATAAATTACAAAGGCAATACAAGAAACATAGTAGCGGATATTCAGAATGGAATCAGAAAGAACATGCAGAGAGCTATTTACTTTTTCCCGAGAATATAGGTGAATATCTAAGTATAGATGAAGTATCCCTATCACAAGGAGAATTGTATACTTTCGTTACCAATAAAAATGGCAAAGGCAAGAAAGGAACCTTAGTAGCATCAATCAAAGGGACCAAATCAAAAGACATTGTAAATATTCTGGAAAAGTTACCATTAGAATCAAGGTGTAAAGTAAAAGAAGTTACGTTGGATATGGCAAAAAATATGGAATCCGCAGTTAAACAATCCTTCCCATGTTCTACACTCGTTATAGATAGATTTCATGTAGTAAAGTTAGCAATAGAAGGATTACAGCATCTCAGAATATCTTACAGATGGGAGGAATTAGACAAAGAAAACAAAGCAATAGACAAAGCCAAAAAGCAAGGAAAGAAATATACAGCCATTGAATTAGAGAATGGAGATACACCAAAACAACTTTTAGCTAGATGTAGATATATTTTATCTAAAAAAGCATCTAGTTGGACTGCAACACAATCGCAAAGAGCTAAACTATTATTTAAACATTATCCTCTCTTAGAGAAAGCATATAAACATATATTGGAATTTAGAAACATATATGAGCTTCATTCTAGAAGCTATGCAGAGTCTAAACTCTTAACATGGATAGATAAGACAGAGAAATTACAAATGAAAGAATTTAACGCTGTAGCCTATACTATCAAATATAACCTTGAAAAAATACTTAACTTCTTTAATAATAGAAACACTAATGCAAATGCAGAGTCATTCAATTCTAAAATTAAACTCTTTAGAGCTAATCTAAGAGGTGTTACTGATACTCAATTTTTCCTTTTCAGACTTTATAAACTTTTCGCTTAGTCCCCAAAAAATTAATGTGAGCCGATTTTACTTTATAGAATAATTGATTTGGCAACTCAAAAAAATGATATTGTATTAGACTATCATATTGGAAGTGGCACAACTGCTGCGGTTGCACATAAAATGGGACGTAGATTTATTGGAATCGAGCAAATGGATTATGGTGAAAATGATAGTGTGGTTAGACTAAGAAAAGTAATAGGTAGTAAAGTAAAAGATGGAATGTTTGAAAAAAACATATGGGATAAATCTGGAATTTCTAAGGCTGTTGGTTGGAAAGGTGGTGGTTCTTTTGTTTATTGTGAGTTAGCTAAGGCTAATCAAAATTTTGTTGATGAAATAGACAATGCAGAATCAAAGGAACAATTAAATATTATTTGGGAGAATATTCAAATAAATGGTTTTTTGAGTTGGAAAGTTAACCCTAAAACAATCAACGAAGAAATAAATGACTTTTCAGAACTATCAATTGAAGACACAAAACGTTTCCTTATTGAAGTATTAGATAAAAACCTATTATATATACCTCTTTCAGAAATAGATAATCAAGAATTTAATGTTTCTGTTGAAGATAAACTACTAACAAATAAATTTTACGGAAGATAATTTAAATGAATTTACAATATAATGTATTACAATGGGTTGGTAAGAGGCAGTTTGACAAAACTGAATTACCTTCTTTTTTAATTCAAGGGTTAAATCCAGCTTTAAAACTTAGACCTTATCAAGAAGAGTGTTTTAGATATTTCTTGAATTATTGGGATAATGATTTTGAGGGGAAGGAATATAAGCCTCATTTATTATTTCATATGGCAACAGGTAGCGGAAAGACATTAATAATGGGTGGTTTGATGTTGTTTCTGTATGAAAAAGGATATAGAAATTTCTTGTTCTTTGTAAACTCAAATAATATTATTGAAAAGACTAAAGATAATTTCATAAAACAAGTTTCACAAAAATATTTATTTGCTCCTACAATTCAAATCGGAAACAAAAATATTGAAATTAAGTTAGTTGATAATTTTCAAGGAGTATCGGATGATTGCATAAACCTTTGTTTAACTACTATTCAAGGACTGCATGATTCATTAAATAAACCAAAGGAAAACAGTTTAACATATGATGATTTTGAGGATAAACGAATTGTTTTAATTTCCGATGAAGCTCACCATATAAATACAGCTACAAAAAAAGGAAAGAAATTTAAGGATGAAAATCAAACAATAGTTGATTTTGGAAATGATTATCTTTCCGATGATTGGGAAACGACAGTTTTAAGAATTTTCAATTCAAACAATAATAATATACTTTTAGAATTTACAGCTACTTGCGATTTGAGTGATTCAAATATAGCAGCAAAATATAGTAATAAGATTATTTTTGACTATCCTTTGAAGAAATTTAGAGAAGATGGTTATTCAAAGGATATTGAAGTCGTACAAAGCAATCTTCAACCCATTGATAGAGCAATACAGACAATTATTTTAAGTCAATATAAAAGAAAGCTCTTTATTGAAATTAGGCAGGATGTTAAGCCTGTTATAATGCTAAAATCTAAAACGATAAAGGATAATGAAATATTCTATAATTTGTTTAATCAGACCATCAAAGAGTTAAAGGCTGAAGATTTAAATAAAATAAAAATTGGTGCAAAGGATGATATAAAAGAGGCTTTTACTTTTTTTGAAGAGAAAAATATCACATTAGATAATCTATTACTTGAATTAAAAGAAGATTTTAAAGAAGATAATTTGCTATTAGTAGACGGAAATAATATATCTTCCGAAAAACAAAAGATGCTTAACTCGCTCGAGGCTCAAGATAATGAGTTTAGGGTTGTATTTGCAGTTGATATGTTAAATGAAGGTTGGGATGTGTTGAATTTATATGATATTGTGAGATTATACGAAAGTAGAGATTCAAATCAGAATAAACCAGGGAAAACAACAATGCAAGAGGCTCAATTGATTGGTCGTGGTGCTAGATATATGCCTTTTACAATACCCGAAACAGATAAACCAAAAGGAAAAAGAAAATTTGATGATAATATTAAATCAAGATTTAGAACAATAGAAAAATTACACTATCATAGCTCTTATAATCCTCGTTATATTTCTGAACTTAATAAAGCTATGGTTTCAACTGGAATAATAGCTGAAAAAACAAAAAATATTCACTTAAAACTTAAAGATAGCTTCAAAAAATCAAAATTATATGATAGCGGTTATGTTTTTGTGAATAGTCAAGAAGCTTATTCTATTAATGAGAATGTTAATTCATTTGGAAATAATATTTTAAACTATACATTTAAAATAAAAATTCATAGTGGAGAAATGAGAAGTAGTTTAGTGTTTGAAAAAGCAAGTGAGGTCGATATAAATACTAAACAAGTTAATTATAGATTAAAAGAATTTGGTAATAATGTTATTAGAGAAGCAATAAATAGAATTGATTCATATAAATTTAGTAAGTTAAAAGAAGTATTTCCTTCACTTCCTTCAATTAAACATTTTATTGAATCAGATAATTACTTAGCTAATTTAATGGTTTCTGTTTATGGTAACGATAGTGATGTAAATAATCTATCTCAAAGAAATAAATTAGGTGTAGTAATTGAAGTATTAAAAGAAATTGAACCTAATCTTATAAAGTCAACTTATGCACTACGTGGAAAGAAAGAATTTACACCTAAAAATATTAAAGCATTAATATATGATAAGGTATTAAAGGTATCGCTTGATGAAAATTCTGATCAAGAATTTGGAAGGTCAATGAAAGAACCTACAAATAGTTTTTTAATGATGGATTTAATGCAACACGACTGGTATGCCTTTGAAGATTGTTTTGGGACATCTGAAGAAAAACAATTAGTAAAATATATGTACTCTATTTATCCTAAGTTAAAAGAAAAATATGAAGATATATATTTAGTAAGAAATGAAAGGCAAGTGCGTATTTATGATTTTGAACAAGGAAGAGGTTTTGAGCCAGATTATTTACTATTTGTAAGGAGAAAAGGAGAAAATGAAAGGTTTGAAAATATTCAAATTTTTATTGAACCAAAGGGAAATCATTTAAAAGATTATGATAAATGGAAAGAAGATTTCTTAATGCAGATAAAAGATGAATCTGAAATTTTATTTTCAACACAAGTAAGTGATTTTAGAATAGTAGGTATGCCATTTTATATTTATAAAGAAGTTCAAAGATTTGATAATGCTTTTGAAACAGAATTTGGTGTTTCTGGATTATCACATGAATAAATAATACATTTATGATTGATATTTTGACAATAATTTTAAGTGGTGTTTTTGCCGCCTTTGTATCTGGTTTTATAAGTATATATCTTTCAGTCGTGCGGGATTTGTACTCCCGCACTATATTACTATAAGGATTTTTAATCCGTAACTTTATTTACAACAATAATCTATCGGATAACATATCCTAATAATAAATATCGTGCGGCATAACATATACCGCACAACGTAACATCGTTGATGATTGACATGGTTATTGATATTGATGAAACAATAGAAGAAATTCTGGAATTACTTAGAAAAAGACAAATTATTGACGTGAAGCCAGGAACATACGACTTAGCTTATATACCATTATACGAATATGATGAGGAAATAGCAGATAAAAAGAAATTTGTTAAGGGCAAACCACACTTAGTTAGATTTAGTCAAGTGAACTATAATCCTTATTTCATAATGAACCACATCCCTGCCCAAAGCCTTATAGATACGTATTACGATAAGCTGGCTAATAGAATGCTCGTTAACGCTAAATGTTTACTAGTAGGGTTGCTCTTAAGCGAGAGAGACATAGAGGAATTAGACTTCTTTACTCCTATATACTTAAAGCAATTTGGGGCATACTTCTATATAAGCAAGATACGTAATTTTATCGCTGGGGATAGATTAACGAAAGTGGATTTGATAAGGTTATGAGGGTAAATTATAGAAATTCTCCATTTATGCCGTCAATAAAAGGTAACCCGGTTTTACCTCTTTTAGGCTGCTTGGTAGGTAGTTTGTGCTTTATATCTTTCCAACTAAGAAAAATAGCAGCAATGAATAGTCCTACTATGGCGAAACACACTAAAGCTCCTACTAAATAAATCCAATCTGGCATATAAACGATTATTAATTTAGTTGCAAAGATACAAAAACAACAATAAAAAACCAAATAAATATGGCAAATAATGAAAAGAAAGTTATAACCGTCGTGCGGGATTTCTTGCTGAGGCAAGCGGCAAGCCGATAAGTACTCCCGCACTATATTACTATAAGGATTTAAAAATCCGTAACTTAATTTACAACAATAATTCAAAGGATAACATATCCTAATAATAAATTAAGTGCGGCATAACATATACCACACAACAAAAAAGAGATTAAAGAGTTTAAGGATTTTAAGGTCGTTAAGGTCGTTAGAGTCCTTATGCATAAAAAAAAGAACGCAAAATATATTATTTCAGTCGTGCGGGATTTCTTGCTGAGGCAAGCGGCAAGCCGATAAGTACTCCCGCACTATATTACTATAAGGATTTATAATCTGTAACTTCATTTACAACAATAATCTATCGGATAACATATCCTAATAATAAATATCGTGCGGCATAACATATACCGCACAACGTAAAAAGGTGTTTAAACATCATTTAAATACTTATAAATAGATTGTTGTTAATCTTAGTTTGATTTCTCCGTTGTGTGGGATTTCTTGCTGAGGCAAGCGGCAAGCCGATAAGTACTCCCGCACTATATTACTATAAGGATTTTTAATCCGTAACTTTATTTACAACAATAATCTATCGGATAACATATCCTAATAATAAAAAAGTGCGGCATAACATATACCACACAACAAAAAAGAGATTAAGGAGATTAAAGATTTTAAGGAGTTTAAGGTCATTATTGTCTATTAAATCTATTAAGTCAATCAAACAAATAAACGAATAAACAACTCAACAAGCTAAAATAAAGAAACGCAAAATATATTATTTCAATACTTTGCGTTCTTGTTTTGTGACCTCGGCAGGATTATAGGAATGTCGTATAGCTTATTAAGAAAGCAGTTAAATGGGGGGTAAAATGGGGTTTATATTTTGCTCCTTATTCGGTTTAATCGGTTTTTATGGGGTTTTTTGGTGCGGATTTGGTGCGGGAGGGCATTTACCCGATAGGCATAAAGTCAAGCCTTAGATTTAGAGCCTCTGCTATCTTATGCAGAGTGTCCGCTCCAATATTGAATTTCCCTAATTCAATTCTGGAAAGGTTATTTGCCCCTATCCCTACGAGTTCAGATAGCTCATTTTGGCTTAATCCTCTCTTCTCCCTCTCCTCTCTTATACGTTGCCCTATTCTTAGGCGTTCTTGCTGTGCGTCCATTTTAGTTGTTTTTTGATATGTTATTATTCGTTATATCTCTTACTATATTGTTATCTTCCCAATCGAGATATTGCTTATACCATTCTATTGCGGGCTCTACAATTTCAGAAAGAATAAGTTCTTTCTCTTCCAATAAGGGTGAATAGTGAACGGCACAAATAATTAGTTCTTCAATCCCATATCTATTTATATAGATAAATTGCTTGCTAATTACATTATCCTTAAGCAAGACTTCATCATGGAAAAACTCCAAAACAGAAGCAGTCCTTACGTGGAGGAGTACTATTCTGTTTTCTAAAGTGTCGCCTTGTGGGCCGTTTCCGTCCAGGAATGCAAAGGCGGGAAGAGTTAAATTAATAGCTTTCATATTACTTAATATTTATAAAAGAAGGGCAAATGTGGATGAATGAGTTCTTTCCATTAGTTACCTCAATAGTTGTGCTGTCATGAATTGTTATGTGAGCATAGCCTTTTTTTGAAGCAACTATCCCAAATAACCTTAATTGATCAGGTGTTAATTCACAACTATAACTACAACTCTTTCTTGAACAACTCCAATTCGCTGTAAGTCTTAATTCTAATCCCACTCTTAATCCCTTAATTTCAATATCCATATATTCAGAATTTTCTTTTTTTATTTTTTCCCAAACATATATAACTTCTTCTGAATTACTTCCAGCATGCCCAGAATGGTTTGATGCTTTTGGCAAAAAGCTATAGTCTATGTTAGAATTAAGGATTTGATTTTGTTTTCCACTTCTTAGATTATTTATCTGAGTTTTCATTTTGTTTTCGTCGTTTATTTTCTGTGACCCCAGATTTTGTTTTAATTATTATGTTGCAAAGATACGTATGATTTGACGTTAAAACCAAATATTTAACTTTATTTAACACTATTTATTTTATAAAACGCTATAAATCAGCGAATAAAAAACGGCAAAAACGCCAATTAATTAGACTTATACATCATAATATCCGTATATCGAGCGTCTTTATTCACTCCGTTGATAACCTCTCTCTTAGTGGCTCCAAAGAATGGGCTTGGAGCGTTTAGGTTGTGCTCCAGCCAGTCACATAGCTCAACTATGGATGACTTGTTAGAAGTGAAATAGAAGTAAGAAGTGTCTTTAAGCAATAGCAGAACGTCCAGGTAATCCTTCAACTTCCAATAGCTCTTATAGCTTGAGCAATCAGTAGACAGATATGGTGGGTCTATCAAGAACACGACGCCAGGAAAGTGTTTATACATGGAGAATAAGACCTTATAATCATAATGCACGACTTCCACTCCATCAAGATAACCATCCAAACAATAATCATTAAGTTTAATTCTATTGTAGAAAGTGTCTTTTGTCATCTCCTTGAAGGTTGTTGCATATTTACCGCTAAAAAGCAACGAAGCAGACAAGGTAATATAATCAACGAAGCCCTCGTCATCAGCCTGCTTTATTCGTTCTATAATTTTACTTCTTATAGGCTCTTTTATCAATACTTTCCGTTCATAATCGCCTAATATCTCACGAATATCAGCAAGTAAAACATTAGTCTTATCAACATTTCTTATCCTCTCGGAAAAGTTGTCATAATCGTTGTAGATAACTCGAGCATCTGGACGCTGTTGTTTTATGCAATGGCTTAGCAATCCACTACCACCAAATAAATCAACAAATATTGTTGAGTTGTCAAATTCCTGCAATCCCTCTTTGAATAGCTTTAAAAAGGTTCTCTTTTGCCCTTGAAATGGTAAAGGACTTTGAACATAGTTTTTAATCATTTTTCTTTTTGTTTTAGTTATATATTTTGTTTTTGTATCTTTGCAATCTCCTACAGATATTTTAATAAAAAAGGTGAATACGCACCAACAAAGGCATTGTGCCCTTGTGCTTGGTGCGTATTCACCTTAATCTTTAATTGATGTAGGAGTCAATTAAAGAAGTCAGGGGCTTTTTATTTACCCCTAAAATATCTCCAATAAATAATCAATCCCAAAGGAACTAACAGCCATAATAGCTGCCAAGGATTGAATTTTGAGCTTATTGTTTTTTTTTTGCTGCTTTTACTATCAATATCATTAATTATATTAGTCCTGGTACTTGAAGAGCTATCTTGTTTTAATTGCAATTTAGCAGTATTTAAAGACTGATTAATTCCCTTTATATTCCTTGTTTTCTTTATCTCTGTTTGCTTAATTATAGTTGTCGCATTCCCAATACTATCATTTGTTTTTATGATATCTGTATAAATAATAACCACCTCTTCAGAGTTAGAAGTGTCAATAGCAAATCCGTTAAGGATATCATAGCTACCCGAATTATTCCCTTTGTAGTTTTCCTCGTAATTGATAATTGATTTATCCTTTATATTTTCTTTTAGTTTCTCTGTCTTCTTAACTGAACAACCACTAATAATCAACCCCATTAGAAGCAAGCAACTGCTCATAATGCGTAATTTTGTCCTGTAACTCCTTAATCTGCTTTTCATATCTAACCATTTTTTTTGTTTCTGCTTTTAGCTTATCTATTTCAGCCTTGAGTTCCCAAATCTCCTTAATTAATTTAGAATTAGTTTCTCTTAGCTGAGAACATTCCTGGAGTAAGTTATCAACTCTTTTCTCCAGCGAATCTACTATCTTCTGCCAGGTAGTAATCGCAGCATCAATATTAGCAATATCTTGCTGTTTTCTTGAGAATATCCATGTGGTAAAGCTTGAGGCAAGCCCAGTTCCAAATGCGATTAGAATAGTGATTAACCAGTCCATATATCTATAATTTGTTTTCTTTAATCCACAACTTTACATCAAACGAAGGGCAAGCCTTATTAGCAAATTCATTATGTCCATGAATAGTAGCATTAGAGAACTGCTTCTTCAATTCCTTAACCAAATTAAGTAACGCAACCTTTTGGGCAGGAGTTCTTGTATCTTTAGCTTTCATACTCTTATCACATCCTCCAATGTAGCAAACACCAATACTATTGGCATTCTGTCCAACTGTATGAGCACCTACAACATTTATATCTCTACCTTTCCACACTTCTCCATTTAATCCAATTACATAATGGTAACCAATACCATTATACCCTTTTTCTCTATGCCACTTGTCAATATCTCTAACAGTAACAGCTCTTCCTTCAGGAGTAGCAGAGCAATGACAAATTATTTTATCTATTTCTCTCATATTATCTAAATTCAAAATGCTCATTTTCTTTTACAATCATTGTTGTAAATGGCAACATAGACTTGTTAATTTTTTGTATTTGGCTTATCAAGATTTTGCTTCCAGAGAACAATATTCTATTTTCTCCTTCTACCTCTATCTGAAGACACAAACACTTATCATTATTTGATTTCTCAAATTTACTTTCGTCAATCTTATAGTCCTTAACTATAACAAGCTTATTAAGTATCTTGCTTATCTTTATCTTCTCTCCACAAAATGGCGACTCAACGTTTATTCCAAAATCCTTAAATGAGTTCATATTATAAAATTCCAAATTTTAAACAATCCTTTTCTATTTGCTCCTTCATTGCCTTTCTAATAGCAAGAAAATCAATATATCTTAACACAAACAGCTCTTCTTGGTCTGCCTCACAAACTCCAAGCTGAACAGAGTTATAATCGTTTATAAGTTTCTCTTCTTGTTGGTTAGGATATAGAGCATTTAGGACTTCTTTTGTGATTTTTTCTCTCGTTACTGTAGCATATACAGTTACTTCATAACACTCCCAAGACGTTCTTTCTCCTATTACTTTTTCAATAATCCCCCATCTATAGTACGATAGGCTGTTATCTATTCTTTCATAAGCCATTGGCTTATGATCATATTCGACTTTTTCCATAATTTATATTTAATTTGTTTGTTAAGTTTCTTGAATTACAGTGCCCAGCCCATCCTGTCCATGAACTTATCTTATGAACAAGCTCAATTTCAGAAATACCAGTTTTTCTTAATTTTGCTACTTTCTTACACATTCTTTGCTTGATAGACTTTCTCATAAGAATGTAATCATGTCTAAATACATAACCAACGAAGTCTAATCCTCTTGCCTCAACTGGGAATATTTGGTAATTCCCTTTAAGGCATAAATTCAGGTTTTCTGATATATAATTATTAATCTGAACTAATAGACCATGAAGATATTCTTTGCCTGGAGAAAAAATCACCATGTCGTCTGCATATCTGAAGTAATATTTTACTTTTAATTCTTCCTTAAGCCAATGGTCAAAGTATGTAAGATATAGGTTAGCAAAGTATTGACTAAGATAGTTGCCGATTGGAACCCCGATTGTACTATCAATGATTTCGTCCAATAGATCTAACAAATCCTTATCTTTTATCTTCTTTCTTTTTATCTTCTTTAAAATACAATGATCAATTGAAGGATAATACTTCTTAATATCAAGTTTAAGACAATACTTCGTATTATCTCTATCTTTCAATGCTTTCTTTATATTTCTTAACACTCCATGTATACCTCTTTTCTTTATGCAAGAATAGCTATCTATAGTAAATGTATTAACCCATATATCCTCCAAAACATTCATTACAGCATGATGAACTATCCTATCTGGGTAATAAGGTAATTGATAGATATCTCTTTCTTTTGGCTCATAAATCTTAAACACTCTATATTCAGACGTTTTAAAGTTTTTATCTTTAAGTGCGTGATGTAATTTCAAGATATTGCTTTCTTTGTCTTTGTCATGAAGCTTTATTCCATAGGTATTACCTTTCCCCTTCCTTGCTTTTCTATCAGCAAGTTCAAGGTTCTCAATTGAGATTATTTTTTCATAAAGGTTTCCTACTCTTTTCATTTTATTTCATTTTATTTCATTTTAATCTGCTTAAATAGTCGAGAGCTTTCGTTTTCACTACCAGCACTCTTTTTTAAAGTCATTTTTTGCCGAGAGGCAAGGATTCTGTTCTCTATCACTAAGATATATTTTTATTTATTAAGCTAAGCTGAGCCCTGATATTCGCATTCGTATTCGAAACCGAATTATTCACATTCGAGTAACGGAAACCCGCATTCGCACTATTATTCGAATTACCGCCTACAAGAAAAGCCCGAAAGAACAGACACCCTATTTTTTTCATTTTAAAATCCCCGTGCTACGCTATTTCGTTTTTCAGAATTAAGCAGAGCCGAGCCCCGATAGACGCATGCGTACCCGAAACCGAATGATGCACATTCGAGCAACGGAAACCCGCATTCGCACTATTAGCCGAAGTACCGCCTACAAGAAAAGCCCGAAGACCGCTACTATCAACAGAAGTATAGTGATAGTCTGCCCAATGAGTATTTGTTCCTGCACCTATCTCTTTAGGTGCGAGATTAGCATTTTCTCCCATCTGAACATCTTTAACATAACCCGAAGTCAAAGGTAAATCCCCCGCATAAACATAATTTGACGTTATAGTATCAGCGTAGTTCTTTGGGTCATTACAAACGTATATTTTGCTACTTGCAACTCCTCCATTATCATCTGCAGACTTTACATCGACAATTACTTGGTCAAGATTCTTGTAAATATGTCCATAAGGTATTTCAACTGCTCTATATTTATTAACATATACAACTGTTCTTGTTACAGGAGTAAAATAATTAGTATTCTCAATAGCTGTTCCCGCAATGGCATCAGCTATGCATTTATATAAGAGTTGTCCTTGTGATATAAAATTGCCATTAACATAAGCAGTTAATGGGTCATATTCCCCCTTATAATTCAAAAGCCCGCTTGCATCATAACCGAATGGCATTGTGTATGCTATCTCTCCACTATTATTCCCTAATGAGTTCGTATAACCGCAAGGCACGAAAGGATTTCTTCCATTCCAGTCTGACCATTTAGTGGAATTTAAGGTTGTAACCCCCTCCCCAAGACCACCTTGTCTAAATCCATTTGCATCTAACTCCCCATTGAAAGGAAGTTGGAGATTTCTATTAGCATATTCAACATAAGCAAGCAAAGAAATAACTTCATCTCTTTGTTTGTCTAATATATTCCAGCGAGTATCACCAGTATTAATTTTCCTTGCAGCTATTCTGTAATCAGCTCTACTTGTGGATGTTCTTGGTCTACCAAGAAATGTATTATCAAGAGTATCTTTAGTTGCGTCATTATTACCGCCTCTATAATCAGGGCTAACATTCATCACGCTTGATAGCTCGCCAGTAACATTGTTCATAGAAGCTTCGTAAGCTCCAACGAATGATGCTGGTTGATAAATGAAACCAGGAAGAGGCAATTCGCTCATCTTATATCTTCTAATATTACCTTCTTCTTCAACTTTATGATAAAATCCAACTAATCTTGCCATTACCTGACCAGCAGAGCCGTCAAGTATTTCTCCAACCCAAGAGTTTTTCGGTAAAAATCTATTAAATGTAGTGTCTTTATTGACTAAACATCCGACGAATTTAGATTGAATAGGTAAAGTTCTGTGTAAATCCATATTACCAATTCTTGTGCATGCAGAAGTGTTAGTAGTAATATCCCATTCTATCCCATACCAATAATTATTAGCAAGAGCTTCTGTAATAAATTTTTGGCTCATAACTTTTGTTTCATCATTTCCAAGATTTTGAACTATTGATGTTTTATCAATTTTAGCTTCAAATTGAGCTGTTAATCCTGCTATTGTTGCTTGTCTTGCTTGCTCTTGAGTTTGTCTCGTTCCTTCTTGACTTTGTCTTGTTCCCTCTTGAGATTGACGTGTAGCTTCTGCAGATACACGCCCAGCTTCAGCAGATAGTCTTTCTGTTTCTTTGGTTTGTCTTGTTCCCTCTTGACTTTGTCTTGTTCCCTCTTGAGATTGACGTGTAGCTTCTTGATTTTGTCTAATGCCTTCTGCATTGTGTCTTAAATCTTCCGCATCTTCTCTTAAACCCTCTGCAGTATTAAAAGCATTAGCTCTTGCTGTTTCAGCATTATTAAAAGCAGTTGTGCGATCAGCTTGATCCGAATTAAAAGCAGAGTTTCTTGAAGATTCATTGGAGTTTCTTAATAATTCAGCAGAATTTCTAAGATTTTCAGCACTGTATCGCCCTTGTTCTGCTGTGTCTCTAAGATTTTCGGCACTCTCTCTTTCTTGTTCTTGGGTTTGTCTCTTTGACTCTTGACTTTGTCTTGCAGCCTCTGCAGCTGCAAATTCAGCAATTGCCTCATTAGCCGTTTCAGCAGCATCTTCTGAAGCCTGTTTAAGTGTCTGAAGCCACTCAGATTTTGAACCAACAAATCCCTCTTTAACTGCAATAGAATAAGCATCCAACCCAGTAATAGTATCACTAATCTCACCAGTTATAATAACATCTTGAATATTAGGACAAACTAACGGGTTATCAAATCTTACTTTGATAATCTTGTCATAAGCCAAGTCTCCCATTTCGTTATCGGGATAATGCATAATGACATCGCAGTTCAATCTACCTGTTGTAAACTGAGGGGCATTAAGATTAACCTCCAAATAATCATCAATCATAATACAATTAACCCAGTTACTGCCATCATAAGAAGCAGTTTTAGCTTGCGAAGGATACAACGTCCACACCCTAATGTCAAATGGAACTAAAGCGGGGGAAACTCTCTGCCCCTCAATAACAAAAGCCAATCTTAGCTTTAAATCATTACCTATTCTATATTCTATCATATTTATTATTTTTTAATGCATTCGAAAATAATCACATCACTACTTTTAGGCACATAATGAACGAATTCAAAACCCTCTTCATCTAACTCAACATAATCAATTTCAGCAAACATTCTTGCTCCATTCACATATACATTCGAAGAACCCAACACATAAGGACCTATTGTGCCAAATCTTTTATTCACATCATCTTGTTCACCTATCAATTCCATGATCTCATACTCAGTTATCTTCTCTAAATATACAATTCGTTGCGTTAGACTGTTAATTGTTGCAGTAAACCCATTTACAGCATCAATAACCGCATTAATTATTCCTCTTACTACAGAGCCACTATCTCCATTATTTATTTTATTAATCGCCATATAAATACTATTTAATCATTATTTAATCATTCCAAATCTCACCATCCATCCACACACCCTCATCATTCCAATTACCAGTTGCCAAAATCCAAATTTGACCAACAATCCCTGTAGCAAAAACAACCTTTTCTTGCTTAAAAACCTTAGCAACATTATTCATATCATCAGGAACAGACAAAGCTGTATTCTTTTCAAAAGTTGCCGTCAGAGGAATAGCATTTGTCCTGGCAATTTTCCAAGCCATTGTAGCATCACCACAAAATAGCAATGCAATATCAAAAATACTTTGTCCAGATAATGCAACAATCTTTCTCATACTAATTACCTATTGCAACAGGTTCTGTTTGCACTTTTTGATATTCATATATCCTTTTAAGGATTGGATATGCAGAACTATTATTTAATTCAGAAAACCTCCAAGCCAAATCAACCAAATTTTGATTGAAAGACACATAGCCTTTCCACTCTAAGTGTGCGTTTTTTGTCTTGCTCAAATCCTTATCATACACAGGAGAAGGAGGAGCAATTGTAGCTTCAGGATTGAGTGCGAGCACTAAATTATTAGCTTCTTCAGCAGCATTAATTGAAAGCTCTACAGCATCAACAGAATATAAGTTCCCATTATACAAAACAACTCCAGCACTAACCTCACAAGTTCTTGGTAGTCCAGGCTTATAAGTTGTATCAACTTTTAATCCACTAAGTATAACAGCATCACTCTCCAAATAACCACTCATTAACAATATGGCTCCACCCAAAGCTTTGATTATTGCAAAATCCGCCTCGCTAAGAAAACTCAAATCTTTAGGCTGTACTTGTCTTGTACCAACATCAACAATTTGTTTCATATCTTTTTAAAATTAATTCTTTATAAATCCACAACAGAAAATCCAACACCTGCAAAGGCATATCTTTTAATAAATACCCTTATCACATCCTTATCCACATACATTGGAACTCTCACAATAAAATCCTGTCCAACACTTGTGTCTTCGTCATTTATCCCAATAAAAACATCCTCATTCTCTCCAGCAATTACCCTGTAATCAACATCCTCATCACCATTACTACACAAACTAACATTACCATCAGTTCCATCCTCTATTTCAATTGTTCTACTTACTGGATCAAACTTATCATTCAAAAGTTGAACCATTGCTTGAACCTGTGAGGTATATTTTAAATCTATTATCAGATTTTGCACCCAAGCAAAATCACTATCAAATTTACTCCTGGTAACTTTTGTCAAAGCCAGTAAGAATGCAATCAATAGCTTTGCAGCCCTCAATCTTATAGGCAATAATAATTTAATTAGAGAGTCCCAATTCATACCTATTCAACTTTATATATTAAACCCCATCCTGAAACCTTAACATACCCAGCATTAGGAGTTAACTTTCGTGTCTGCCAACCACCTCCAGCATTTAACTGCAAATTGTGGACATCAACAACACCTTTCACCCCCTGAATAACATCTACCATTTTGCTTACATATATATCACCGCCAAAAACAATAGAAGCCAAATATTCATCAATTACCCTTTTTACTTCAACATCAACACCAGCAACACTAACCTCTCCATCATAATAGATATCAGCAACTATAGTAACATTATCAGCATTATAAGAATAAGCAATAACTCTTACGCCTAAAGGCTTAACATCATTCAGATATGACTGGAATCTTGCCAATTCCTCAGCGGTCAAAGAGAATAAATTACCTGCACTACCACAAGCAACCCTTAGGTACAATGTTCTTCCTTCCTCTCTAACAGCACAGTAAGTAATCTTTCTTTTAGTTTCATCAATAGTAGCATAACTAACACCACCATCAATTACCGAAGTCATATCACCATCCTGCCATGCAAGTGCAATTTTATGCCACCATTCCTTAGTGCCATATCTTGTAGCCAATGCAGTAGCGTCAACGTCTTCTCTCCAGCTATCAAGAGCAGTTTCTCGCAACCAAACAACATAAGCCACAACATAAAATATAATATTAACAACACTCACAGGTGCAAACACACTATCAAAGGACATTCCCGCAACAAACCCAAATTTAGCCTGCACCTCAGGATTGCTCATCCACTCGTCAGTCATCTGTTTCTTTATTTCAGCTAAACTACTCATTCAATGTAATATTTATACCGTTACTATCAATTTCTATCTTCTTATAATCTACTCCATTTCTCTTTAAATCTTCCATAATAGGAACCATCAAAGAATCTGTACCACCAGGAGCATTAATCATATTAACCAAACCAAATCCACTCTGAGGACTCATCTTAAACTCTCCAACACTTGCATACGCCAATCTTTCTATTATATCTTCCGAAGCCTCACCAACCATAAAGTCTCCATTTTCAACAAGTAAATCATCAGTACATCTAATATCTTGCATATATCTTAATGTTTAATTGTTATATCTTCGTAATCATCTTTATTTAATTTATCAGGAACACTATCTGCTGCACCACTTACACCTGTAGTTCCAACAGCAGGTGCTCCAGAACCTCCACTGACAGCAGTTATAACACCTGTATGCTTGTGATTTTTACACCAATCTACCAACTCATTAACTTTGTCTGTTAATTCTCGTATCTTTACCAACCCTCCATTTTCTCCTCCATTAATCAAAATCTCATCCACTTCATCCACCATAACCACAAAAGCAATAGTATGGGAGTAAAACATAACTACAACATTAGAACCAACCTTTGGCACCTGAACAATACCTTTTTTCTTATCCCCACAAACCAAAGAAGCAACAACACTATCCTCATCTCCAAAACTAACCTCACAAGTCATTTCTGTTTTATCAACACTTTTAACCTCTCCATTCAAACAAGTAGTCTGACCTCCAGCCAATTTCTTTATTGCCTCACTCAACTTACTCATTATTTAACACCTTTCTTTGTAACTCAATTTTTTGCCTGTAACCATTTTGTCCAAATTCAACATTAACCGCTTTCACCTGGTATCTTGCAGGAGTAACCCCCTCAATCTCCAAATCCAAAACATCCATCTTCCTAACAACAGGCTTACCGAATGTTTCAAATGTCCCATTCAAACCATCCCACTTTAATCTCTTTAATTCATTTTTTACAGCCACCTTCAATTGAGCCATATTCAAATTATAATAATTAATGGTTCTCTCGTCACCATCACCCTCACTATACTCAATCTTTTTTCCATTTACAAAAGTACTAACACCCTTAACCCTTATTCTAACATCATCAGCTCTTTTGTACTCCAAATTATGACTAATAACATTCTTACTTGTCGCAAAAGTGCCACTGACATTTCTCTCCTTAGCAAAGATTGAATAAACATAAAGCACAGGAGCACCTTTCTCGTTCAACTCAAAGAAACTTTTAATGTGGCAGTTGTCATATAGCAAAGCCAGTTCTCCAGCCACAGTAGTAGCAGTTGTCCTGTAATCTCCAATTTCAATCTTACCACTTGTTTCATATTTTATTCCTGCAGGCAAAATATCTTTCAATAAAGCCCCAACCTCACACTTTCTGTATAATTTCTTTTTAATTGACTTTTGCCTCAAAACAAACATCATGTCTTCACAGGTTATAACAGTAGGAGTACCAGCCGAAACCTCTTTAACCTTCCCAACAAACCTTTTATCCAACTTTTCATTATACCCAAGCCACACAACAACATCATCACCCCTTCTAATAGGAACATTGCCACTGCCAACCCACTTAGCATTTCTTGGCAATTCAATTCTGCAAGTATCAGCCAAAGTATCACTATCTCCAGTAATGCTAACATTTGCCACCCTGTCAATATTCCATACAGTCAAAGCATCAGCTCCACTCTCCTGTATCCAACTTCTGGTAATTTCAATTTTGCAGCAAACCCTTAGCATAACTAATTAATTATATTTTCCTCAATTTCATAAGTATTATCTGAAATTAAATCAATCATAATACTTTGATAATTACTCCAAGTCTTAGGAACATGCCTCCAGCTTGTCACCACAACTCTTGAAACATCTAATATTTTATTAATATGTGTCTCATTAATACTTAATTCTCTATTAAGCTTTAAGAAATTCATTATTTCAATCAACTCATCAACAGGATAATTCCTTTCTTTGTTAAGAATATTCACCTGTACATTAATAATGATATCTCCATTACTAATCCATTCCTTAACAGTTCCATCCTTACCATTAATTGCCGTTTGCACAATTCTCTTAGTGTTTGAAGTGTCAAACAAACAATTTTCTAATACCAGTTCTTTACCATTAGCCTTTAAGGTAATTACTCCAGATAACTTTTTACCAATCCCACTCTTAATATTATAAATATTGTCGTACGACTCCTTAGCCTCTTCACGAGCAAAAGCCATATCGCTCACGCCAACAACAATTGCTTTTTTAGCTCTGTCAATTATCTCTTCAAAACCAATACGTACAACACTATTATCGTTAAAGTTATAATCTCCAGCCATCTTAGTTTATTTCATTAGTTGCGTCCAATAATGTTTGAACAACAATTCTTTTTATTTCTGCTGCACCTTCCGTTAATGTAGTGGTTTGAATCACGATATCTCCATTAATCAAATTCTGAATATGAGTAGTAACATTCTTTGCATCACCGCCTCCTCTTCCACTTCCTACTGAACTTGTCGCCGCTCCAGAACCACCAGAACTTGAATCGCCAAAAACAGTAGCAGCAGGACTTTTTACCTTTCCTTTTTCTTCAGAATCATTTTCGGAAGTATCTTTTCCCTCTATTCCTGACAATTTTATTAAAGCATTTAATCGGTTTTTATATTCGTTTGCTTTTTTTGTCTTTTCACTTATAACATAAGAGTCCATATTCCACCACCCTCCAGCAGTATTCATAAAGCTCTCATTAGCTTTCATGTCTTCTCTAATTACAAGGACTCTGTCACTATCTTTTTTAGGGAGGTATTTCTTTTTTCTCCCTACATTGATATATACCCCTTTCTCATCAGTTCCAGATTGTTGCCAATTTGCTCCATATTTTGCAAATATTGCTTTCTGTTCTTTTGATAGTTTATCTACTTCTTTTTTTGCTTGTACACTCGTTTCAGCATCATATATATCTTCAGAAACATCTTTATATTTCTCTTGCAGCTTTTCAATTTTTGCAGAATAAATTGCTAATCTTATTTTTTTCTCATACTCACCATTAGCACCAGCCAAAGCTTCTGTTAATTCATTTACAGTGGCTTTCTCTATGTTGATATTCTTAAGAAACTCAGGGTATTTTCTCTGTATCTCATCAATTATTCCCTTCTTTCTTTCTTGGTTCTTATTGTTATCAATAAGAGAATTCACCAACAAATTAAGCCCTGCTTTTTCCTCTGCAATTTTTTCAGCAGTTGGGATTTTCACCCAATCTTCTGTAATTCCTACCCATTTTGTAAAAGCACTAACTCCTGCATCAACGCTTGGCTTAAGTCTCTCTCCAATTGCTGCACTTAAAGTAAAAATAGCATCTTTGGCATTCGATAGTTTCCCTTCTGTTGTTTCAGCCTGAGAAGCCATCATGCCAAAGAAACCTTTTTCTTTCATAATCTTAGGGAGTGCCTTTATCATCTGTTCGGTTGATGCCAACAATTCACCATTCTTAGCCTTTGCTCTTCCTGTTGCCTTAGTCCAGTCGTCTGTTGAAATCAACAAATCTCTGAACATATTAACAGCTTCACCTTTCTGACCTGTAGCCAATTTTGCATAGGCATTCATCACCTGTTCCATTGGCTTACCACTTGCAGCAGCTAAGTCTCCAAGCATTTCCAAATTTTCTCTTGAATACCTGCCAATAGCCTGCAACTGGTTTCCAGCTTCCGCAACCTGGCTCAATTCAAATGGAGTTTTCTTTGCAACATCCAAATACTCCTCCATCCTGTCTCTTGCAGCAGAAGTAGAGCCCAACATTGTCTTTAAAGTAACATTATATTTCTCCAATTGAGCAGCAGCCATAACAGCATCTTTACTTAAGTTATAGCCCATTCTAACCGCCACAACTCCTGCAGCAATTAAAGCTGTACCCCTTAGAACACTATTAGTCTTACTCCAAGCACTCCCAGCATCATCAGCTCCATTTTTAGAGCCCTTATTAAGATTATCAACACTCCTTTTTGTCTTGTCCGATTGAACCTCGACTTTTTTAAATGTTCCAGAAGCCTTATCATAAGCTCTAATCTCGTATGTTACATTTTGTTTTGCCATTGTTTTTTCAACCTACTTCTTTTTCTTAATGCTCTCACAGAACAGCACATCGTTGTACGCCTCACATAATTGTCTAATACTCATTTTATCAAGTATTTCAGGAGAATAATTAAGCTCACATCTCACTATAGCCCTCATAACCCTATAATCTTGAACAACCTTACGAGCTATATCGTTATATTCTGATGTACTAAGCTTTTTTATCTCTGTGAGAGCTAAACTTTTTTTAGCTCTCCATCAACAATCTTAATAAGCATTCCGAGCCATTTATACAAGCCAGCCCTATACTCATCCTTTTCAACTAACTCTTTATCTCCACCCAGCCAACAATTACTAACCAAAGCCTCCTGAAATTTCAAGTCGCTCTTGCCACTTGCCATTTTGCATGCATCCAAAACTAAAAGAGAAGGAGTATGCAAATAGCCTTTCAATTCCTTGCCTTCATCTTTAACAACATATTCATAAATGTCCCCATATTGTTGTTTCCAAAGATCTATTTGTCCAGTATTAATTCCCATTTATTTGCTTTTTAAAACACAATTAAACACTCTATCAACTATGCTGTTTTGCCCCATTTAATATATGGAGTAAGCAATGTTAGTTCAACTTCCTCAAAAGTATCACCATTTTGCCAATCTCTATCGTTCTTAACAAATTGACAATCTGTAATAACATCAGTAACAACTTTCGAGCTCACTGGATGCATATAACATACCGTGATGTCAAAAGGAGCTAAGTCTTGCAATCTACCTGTTGGACTTGCATTTTGTAGTGGAACTATCTCATCCATCAACAAAGTAATAGCAGCTTCACAAGTTATCTGACCATCACCATAACCAACCGCATACCTACCACCACCATAAATATTCTCTTTGTTTTCAATGTCAGAATACTTAATAGCTCTTATCCCATTAACAGGTACTCCGTCAATTCCCAAGCTAATTTGTGCCCAAGAATATAGTCTTCCATTTATATAAGGAATTTCATCCATCTTTTTATCCTCCTAAATTTGTGTTGTGTTTCCAATATTAATTTTAATCCTTCTCATCACCCCAACATCAACTTTTCTAACTACGAACTCTACAGTTTGAGTAGTCAAAACAACCTGTTCGGGATCAATATCTACAACATAGCCACTTATTTCTCCAGCCTTTTCCATTTGCCTCAAAGCTTGGTTAGCTACATTCTTAAGATTAGCTACAGTATTTGCTCTCATTTTCCCACTTTTTGCATCCACATAAATAGGAGAAGATAAATAAGGTAAAAGATATGATCTTATACCTCTTACTGCTTTATCCATTGTCCTTTCGTTCTCAATAAAAGCATAATCAGAAGTAGCCACATCTAATGTATGTGAATCATTCATATAAGAATCACCAAAACCACCATAAGTTACTAAGAATAAAAACCTCTTAGTATCCAAACTTTCAACAGTTGCTTTATCTAAATTCTTCAAAAGAGTTCCATCAACAAAAGCAGGAGTAGTAATTCCAGCAGGGAATTTCTGAACCCAACCAATAGACTCATGAACCGAAGCCTTTGAAACCATACCTAAAACAATTCCCATAATCCCAACAGCACTTTTAGCAACAGTATTGGAAGCATCAGTATATAACGTAGCACCTAAACCATCTCCATCTTGACCTATAATCACAGAAACATTTCTTCTGCCAGTTGCTGATACATCAACAGCAGAACTAACATCTGCCACTTTAGGAGAATAAATAATAGATAAAGGCATATCTTGGCTTTCTAAGGTAGTAGCCACACCCTGCAAAGCAATAATCTCAGCAGCAGCCAAAGCCTTGTCTCCACAGTACACCCCAATTTGGCGAAGTCTACCTGAAGCAAAGTTTTGCATTGCTTTTATCTCCACGAAATCATAAGCTGCGGCTGGAGTTTTAAACAACCCAACATATAAGCTAATTCCAGGATTAACTCTAAAAGCTTCACTTAAATGATAATGCAACACTTTATGAATCCACTTTGCACTATTTGCTTTTATCCCAAGTTTTTCAGCCGTTTCTATTGTTGAAACAGCAATAATTCTGTTGCTGACAGAAAAGCCAGTTACTCCAGCATCTGCCGTTGGCAAATCAGCATCTGCCAAATACACCATCAATCCAGAAATATGATCTTCACCTGGCAAGGACTTAGGAACACCTCCTTGCCCTCTTATAACTTCAAATCTATTCATCTTTTTTATTTATTAAAAAATGGAGTGCCAAAGGCTGAGTTGCCACTTATCTTCTGCTCACTCGTTCTTGCCTCGGCTACTCCATTACAAATTATTTATTTATTAATCCTAACCGGCTACTCCAATTATACCAAGAACACCCTTACCATCTTCTCGTCTTGAACGTCCACCTACTCTAAGCAAGAATGAATATACATCACCGTATAATGTAGGATTACCCTTATCTTCAAACATCTCCTTATTCCCTAAAGCACGGCTTACGCATGTGTCGCTCCAGAATAATCCAGCCACACAAGCAGTTGTTGCAGCACTTTTCTCTCCCAGCTCAATCGAAATATAATCCTCAGGTGTGTACAGCTTGTCTGTTCCTCCTGTCCACTGATAATAATTTGTACCAGTAACAGCACTTAAAGGCACGCCTGTTTCAGCTAAAAAGACAGAGTTTCTCTCAAATATTTCAAAACCCTCTAATTTTTGCAATTGACCTGTAGTTGGATTATAAACTATAGTCAAATTATCTGAAGAATGAGATTTAACATCATCACATAATTGCTTATACTGGTCACTATCTAACATTACATATCTGCCTGATTTTGCTATACCCCATTTATTGAATATTGTTTTAGCAGCAACAAAATCACTATAAGTTACACCTGTTCTTGTTCCTGTTCCCCACACCTTATTACCTGCAGCTGCAGTACCTGTTGCTTTGATGTAAAACTTAGGCTTCCAGTTATAAATCATTGCTTCAGCTGCTAACTGGTCAATGCTTCTTTGGTCCTCAAGCATGCAGGATTGTCTCTTATCGTAAGATAATTCTACCTCGTCAATATTAGGAATAAACCTTGGATCAGTTGTTATTTCGTCCAATGCATAAGTTATATCTGTATCAGTTCTTCTTGTGATAGTAGCTGGCAACAGCTTTCTGTTCCTCTGTGCCTTGCTTGCGGCTCCTGCTTGTGGAATATGCACAACACTTCCTCCAACTACATACATTGACTCGTCTATAGACTTAAGCATAAATTCGTTGTTCTTCCATAGGTTCTCAACGATTTCCTTTGTCCAGATTTCCGGCGTTATCGCCATTCTAAAACCTGATACACTTGGAGCACCTAAGGAACTCAATCCCATTGCCACTATGCCTGCACCTGCTCCAAATGCAGCACCAATTCCAGTTGCGAACAACACCGCAACCATTAAACTAAAAATCAAACTAATTTTCTTCACTTTTTCTATCTCCTATTTTAAATTAATAACTAATCTAATTGAAGTGCTGCTGCAATCGCAACAAACTTGACTCCGTTGTACACAAAATGCTGTGCAAATGTTTTGCTAATTACCCCAGTAATTCCCCCGCCAAGAAAACCTGTGCCCATCGTCACATCTCTTGCTGTTGTATCGCTCTTTGCAACAACTGTAAGCTCAGCACCAAGCTCAACATCATCACCAATGGTTAGATTTACAGTAGACGCTCCAGTAAGCTTACCTAAATCTAAAATTGTTTTTTGCCTTTTGATTGTTACCGCTTGAGTTGCTGAAAACGTTGGCTCTTGTTTTTCCACTGTAGGAAAAACCACTTCTACTTTCTTATCACTATCTTCCGTGATATTTGGAGCTTTAAAATTATAGCTCGCATTATTGTTCATATTAATATGACTCATATACTTTCCTCCTCTATTTTAATTCCTTACCAAATTTTGCTTGATACAATTTTTTGAATGTATCAATATCTTCATTCTTTAGCCTAATAAGAGTTCCAGCCTTGTCCATCTTGTCCCACTGTTCTGCAGTAAGCTCAATTGACTGTTGCTTGCCCCCAATGTTAATAGCTCCTGCAACATCAGCCACAGGTTTAATGTCTGCCAAAACAGTCTCCAAAGCCTCAATGCCAGAATTTTTACCTAAGTTTAGATAGATTTCTCTTTTGTCTGCGGTAAATTTTTTGTCTGCTATTGCTTTGTCAACCAATTTAGCGATAGATTTTTCTTTGTCTTCCTCGAGTTTAGCCTCAAGCTCATCAGCCTTAGCAGCCTTAGCCTTCAACTCCTCAATGCTTGCCAATACAACGCTCTCCTCTGTATCATCCTTCAGGTTAAGAGCCTTAAATACATCTTTCATTTTCTTATCTTCTTTGTTTTCGTTTATACTTATAGCAGGGAAAAAATTACCAGCCCCACTTTTTAATTCAATAACCTTGTCGTTCTCATCGTATAATCTAAGAGCGTCATCGTTGCTTCCAAGGTCGCAACAACTAACCTCTCTTAGCTTGCTCTTAGTAAGAGTTGAGTTAGTTTGTCCTGGCAACAGAACAGTTCCATCGTCGCTCCACTCCACACATCTCAATCCTGGCGACACCATTCTCATTGTTCCTTCTTCGTATAGCTTTTCAATCTCCTTAGCAAATGGATTAGATTCCGAAAACTTTAGTTCTCCTACTAAATTATCCCCCTCAAAAGCAATATTCTCAACAGTTCCAAGCACTGGATTCTTGCCGCCAAGATAATTAATCTCATCAGCTCTCATATGCATATATAATAGTATAGGATTTCTCTTGTATTGAGTTATATCAATACCCGAGGTAAGAACTCTACCTCCGTATGAATTCAAATTGCTATTACTTATAATTACTTTAATACCCATCTTTAATTAATAGTTTTTTATCTGCGAATCAGTTGCAATATTACAACAGTCTTGTTTTAAAATCCTGAAAAGTATGCATGGTGCGTACTTTTATATGCACCATGCATACTTTTCTCAAAAAAAAAGCCTCTCGAGACTACTTTTGCATAATTATATATTCAATCATTATGGCAGGCAACAAAGGAATTCAGAATAAAAAAGACATTGCAAGGCAATTATTCGTTAAGGGCGATTTTACTCAAATCGAAATTGCGGAGAAAGTAGGTGTTTCAAAGGTAACCATCAATAAATGGATCAAAGGAGAGAACTGGGACAAAGAAAAGGTTTCAATTTCAGCCACTCGCCAGGAGCAGCTAAAACGATTATACGACCAACTTGCAGAGATTAATAAGTTCATAGCAGACAAACCTGAAGGGACTCGCTTTGCCTCTCCTGCAGAAGCTGACTCAATGAATAAGATTGCTAAAGCCATTGAGAAGCTTGAAAAAGAAACATCTTTATCAGATGTTATAACTGTTATCACTGATATCCTTGAATGGATCAGACCACAAGACCTACAAAAAACCAAAGAACTTTCCGGCATATTCGACTTATTCATTAAATCGAAATTACAATAATGAAGCCAGGAGAAAGACAATCATTTCTCTATTGGGAGAAGTATAGAAAGAACCTATTATCCGACACCTATGTTGAGCGTCGTGATTCTGTATCGCTTCAAAAACACAAAGAGTATCTTGAAGCTCACCCAATAGAGTGGTGTAAATTCTTTTTCCCTAAGTTTGCCAAAGCAGAGTTTGCTCCATTTCATATTAAGTTTTTAAACAGGATTCTTAATAATGCCGAGTGGTATGAAGTAATATCATGGAGTAGAGAGTTGGCAAAATCCACATTGGTAATGTTTGCTATAATGTACCTTGCTCTTATAGGTAAAAAAAGGAATATAATATTAGCAAGTAACTCCTGGGATAATGCAGCCAGGCTATTGGAACCTTACAGGGCAAATCTTGATTCCAACCCAAGAATTAGAGCCTATTATGGCAATCAAAAAAACCTTGGAGCTTGGGAACAGGGAGAGTTCACCACTTTATCCGGAGTAGCTTTTAGAGCTCTTGGTGCTGGGCAATCACCCCGTGGATCCAGGAACGACGAAATAAGACCTGATACGCTTCTTTGTGATGACTTTGACACAGATGAATCGACTCGTAATCCTGAGACGGTTAAAAAGAATTGGGAATGGTTTGAACAGGCTCTTTATCCTACACGTTCCATTTCTGAACCTTTATTGACTATTTGGTGCGGCAATATTATAGCTAAAGATTGCTGTATTACCCGTGCTGGAGCTTTAGCCGACCATTGGGATATCATTAATATTAGAGATAAGAATGGCAAATCTTCTTGGGCAGCAAAAAACACCGAGGAACATATCGACAGAGTATTATCCAAAATCTCACTTCGTTCTGCACAGCAAGAGTATTTCAATAATCCTGTTGTTGAAGGGACTATATTTAAGGAAATAACATGGGGAAAATGCCCTCGTCCAAATACTATTCCTTATATAATTGTATATGGCGACCCGTCCACCTCTAATAAAGACAAGGCGACCAAAACAAAGGGAGTATCTTACAAAGCTGTATTAGCTGTGGGTTATGCAAATAATACATATTATATATATAAGGCATTTGTCGACCAAACTTCTAATTCTAATTTTGTCGACTGGTACTACAGCCTTAATGAGCTATACAGTGGAAGAACCCAAGTATATAACTATATTGAGAATAACACCCTGCAGGACCCATTCTATGAACAGGTATTTGTACCTCTCTTTAGAAAGAGAGGAGAGGAAAAAGGACATCTACCAATAAGTGGAGATGACAGAAAGAAGCCGGATAAGTTCGCACGTATTGAAGGGAATTTAGAGCCATTAAATAGAAATGGTCAAATTATATTCAATATAGAGGAACAGGATAATCCCAATATGCAACGCTTAGTTGAACAATTACTTAATATCAATCCACGACTATCCTTCCCTGCCGATGGTGTCGACTGTCTCGAAGGGGCTATTGTAAAAATTAACGAGAAAATTAAATCAAACTCTACCAGCTCTTATACTGTTGGTAGGAGACCAAAAAATACTAAACGAATATGATTAAGATTATTATTAGATTCTGGAATTTTATCAGAGTAAAGAACGCTATCATTTATGCTAACGAAATGCATAAACTAACCAAAAAGCGTTACTACGTATTGCAGATAGGTGGTAAAATTAGAGTATTAACCAAAACACAAATCGACTACTTAGTAGCTAAGAAGGTACTTCGCAAGTCAATGCAGGAATATCCAGTGCTTGCAAAAATGTGTTTATACCATACAGTATAATAATTATGTATTTAGAATTAGATGATCTTAGAAAAGGGGCATACGAAGAGACTCTTCGAGTACTCCAACGTGAAGAACAAAATGCAGAACAAGCAATAAATGATGCAATTGGAGAAATAAAGCCATATCTATCTTCAATATATGACATGGACAAAGAGTTTTCTCTGGTAGGTGAGCAAAGGAATAAGCTAATATTGAAGTTCACAAGAGATATAGCTATTTACAATATATATTGCATATCACATCCAAGCAGCATGAATGAAACCAGGAGACTTAAATACGAAGATGCAATTTCGTTTTTGCAAAAAGCCTCTCAACAAAAAGTAATCATTAACGACCTCCCTCGACTTGCAGAACCAATAACTGGTGGCAATTATTCTATAAGTGGAGGGGGAAGAACCAGACGTTCGAATCATTATTAATAAAAGACTATGAGCACAGCAACGATTAAGAAGGGAGATAATAATAAGAAAATCAATCTAACCAACATTAATATAATGTCGGTTAACAGAAGAACTCAAGATATCAAATCTTGGCGTAACGCTCTGAAAGCCTTTGAGAGTACTCTCAATCCTAATAGAACATTATTATATGACCTATTAGATGACGTTCTATTAGATGGTCAGATAGAAGCCACATGGGGTAAACGTCAAGACCAGATTCTTAACAAGGATTTGCTCTTTGTAAAAGATGGTAAAGATGACGAGGAGATTAATAAGATACTTAATTCTCCGGACATGAGAGGAATAGTCAAAGAGATTCATAACTCCATAGCATGGGGTTATTCGCTTATTCAAATAAACTCTATCACTTGGGATGAAGACCAAGAGCAATACAGAATAGATTATGAATTAATCCCTCGTAAACATGTTCACCCAGAGAGAGAATTTGAATGCGTAAGTATTAATCAAGGAGTTCTTACTCGTGACTTCCTATACAAAGAAAAGCCAATTTCTGACTATATGATTTGGGCAGGAGAACCGGCCGATAAAGGTCTATTGTTTAAGGCTGCTCAATATGTAATATATAAAAGAGGAGGCTTTGGCGACTGGGCTCAGTTTGCTGAAATGTTTGGAATGCCATTCAGAGAGGTAACTTACGATGATTACGACGATGCCACACGAGTTAAACTTGAGCAACAACTCCAAGATTGGGGTGGATTCTCATATCTACTTCACCCAAAAGGTAGCGAGCTAAAGCTTCACGAATCATCCTCAGGCAGTGGATCAACAGTATTCAAAGAACTTCACGATACCTGCGATGCTGCAATATCTAAGACTATTCTGGGCAATACACTTACAACCGAGCAGGGCAATAAGGGAACTCAAGCCCTGGGTATTGTTCACCAGGATGCAGAAAATGAAAAACACCTTAGCGACGCTAAGCTTGTTTTAGGCATACTTAATACACAATTTAAAGCTCTCTTAAAGCGATTTGGTTTCGATACAAAAGGAGGTTCTATCTGGTTTGCAACCCCAGAGAAAGATTGGAATGCATTACAGACTAAATGGAATGTAATCTATGGCATTGCAAGCATGATACCTGTCGAAGATGATTATATATACGAAGAATTTGACATCCCAAAGCCAAAGGATTATAATGCTATAAAAAAAGAGAAAAATCAAAATCTTAAGGAGGACGACAGTTTTTTCGACTTTCCCCCTTTAGACTAAAGGGGGTTAATCTTGAAGATAACGATATTCCTTCTAAAGCAGAACTTGCCGAGCAATATACAGAAAGCTTTACTAAAGGAGTAAAACAAGTATTCAACGCCAATATAGGAGACAAAGACTTCGATCTTCAACATCGCCTGCAGGCAAATGTTACTAAATTCGCTTATTGCAAAGCTTCAGAAGCGGAGAAGATGATTGCTAAAACAGATAACTTCGCTAAAAAGCAACATATAGTAAAAAAACTTGACCTATACCAAAAAACAGAACGCAACACTACTATTGCAAGAGCTCGTTCAGCTAAGCAATACAATACTTTTTTACAAGAGAAAGACCTTTATCCAAACATCAAGTGGATTCCTTCTCGTTCTGCTGATCCTCGAGAAGCACATCGCTTGTTCTACGGAAAAGTCCTACCAGCTGACCATCCATTTTGGCAAGAGAACTTCCCTGGTAACCTATGGAATTGCAAGTGTGACTGGACTCATACCGATGAACCTGTTACTTCTTTTCCTCAAGCCAATGTAAAACCACACTCAGGACTTGAAGGCAATCCAGCCCTTACAGGTGAGATATTCTCAGAGAAAACAACCTGGTTCAAAAAGGCAGGCAAAGAGGGAATTTGGCAGATTGAGAAAGAAATAAGAAAGAAATGCACTAAAAAAGCAAAAATAAAACTTATCAATAAACTTATCAATCAATCAATAATTACAAACGGGGGACAAAAGGAAATAAAGATAGGATTTTCAGCAAGAGGTATAAATCATCTTGAACACGACGGTTTTCCTAACTTAACTTATAAATCTCTATTAATGCCAATATTGGATGAAGTCGTTAAGATTGCTGTATATGTTGGAACTGATATTAATGATGACATAGAGAACAACCCAATGGTTAACCTGTATCATTATTTTAAAGTAATATTATTAGGAGAAAAATGGTACTTAAATGTAAGAGAATTAAAGGATGGCAAATTTCTTTTATACTCTTTAACACAAAGAAAAGAAGGTAAATAATCCATCACATGTTTCTCTATCGGAAAGCAGCTGAAATTATAAACCTTCTTTTCATTTGCAAAGATACAACATAAAACACAAAAAGTCAAGTAAAAAATAAAAAAATGAACCCTGACCAATTTAAAAAGCATTTAAATGCTGTTCAAATACAGATTAAAACCTTTGCTAAAAAGGATGCTCCACGCATAGCTGGCAAGGTGGCAATAGACCACTTTAAGGAGAATTTTCAAAACGAAGCTTTTGAAAAAAAGAAATGGAAAGAAGTTAAACGAAGAAAAAGCAAATACACTAAAGGAGCTAAGAAAATAAGAAAAATACTTACAGGCGACACAGGCGACCTTGGTCGCTCAATAGAAAATGCAAAATATTCTAACAATACCGCCACCATCACTTCCGACTTGCCTTATTCTGCAGTTCATAACGAGGGGCTTCGAGCAGGTAGAGGTAGAGGGTTCAGAATGCCTAAACGTCAATTTATGGCTCATAGCTCTAAGCTTGCAGAAAAAACAGAAAAAGAGATAATAAAGAAATTAGATATAATAATACACAAAACAAAATGAAACAAATATTCTTGGACATAAGAGATATAATCTTAGACATTAAAGACTCTAACCACAACCAAATAATTAAGTATTTTGACCTGTGGAATCGTCAGCTTGAGTTCCTCGCCGAGGATTCTCCAGCCGACTATCCTGCTGCCTATATTGAATTTCTTCCCATAGAGTGGCAGACTTTAGGAGAGGGAGTTCAAGACGCCGATTTCGAATTCAGACTTCATATAGTAACTCGTTGGTACGGGCAAACTTATTCAACCGCTCCACAAGAAATTGCATCAGAGCAATTAGATTATTTAGATATTCCAAATAAAATATTCAAAGTTCTTCAAGGCTCATGCATAACTAATACCAACAACATTATTAGAACAAATACAGAATTTGACCACAACCACGAAAATTACATCGAAACAGTAGAGACATATCGTTGTCATATAGTAGACACTCAAGCACAAGCACAACCATTACAACTCAACCTTAACCCAATAATAAATTGATAATAAAAAGATACAAAAAAAAGGTGAGCAATTTTGCTCACCTTTTTCATTTACATTTAATACCTAAAACTCATTCTGCGATTCTTTTGCTTTCTCTTTTTCCAAACTATCAATCTTATATTCTATTGGTGCATTAGTGTATCTCATATAAGACTCATCTAAAACAAATTGACCAAACTCAATAACCATATTATCTTTAAAATAGTAATAATCTTCAACTTCATCATCAAACAAATTTTTCACTGTATGAAGATAAAAATCTTTATTTTTTTTCATAAAACCAGCAAAAAGAAATAAATATGTACTTTTATTATCTGAAACATAATAAACTTCATATAAAGTATCATTGTAAAATTTGGGATTAATCTTAAGTTTAAATTTGTCTATATCATCAACATAATCATAACAATAAATATCCTTTTCGACATAAATTTTGCCAATAGATATAAGAGAATCCATATATCTATAATAATCATCTTTAGACATTTCAAAATTAAGACCAAGAAAACACTTTGTTTCTTTAACTTCTGAGAGCTTAGCCTTATTTTCAAGCTCATATAAATATGCCCAATCTTCTTCTTTCTTATTACATGATACAAGAGCATAAATAACTAAAATTACTAATAATATTCTTTTCATTTTCTTAACTTTTTTAATTCTGCAAATATAATAATTTATTCTTTCTGACCTTTTTTTTCTTCCTGTTCTTCTAACTCTGCAATTCGAGCATTTAATGATGGTTCTTCAAGTATACGCCTGAATTGGCTATATGACATTGGATAAATAGGATAAATATGTTTAAAGAACACTCTGATTAGAAGAGTCTCTCCTGGTTCGTGGTATTCCTTTGTCAAGTCTTGTATTTTCTTATAATATCTCAACTTGTGAAGTTGTCTGCAAGGACGATTGACTCTTTTTTTCTTATTTTTTTTGTTTTTCATATATCCCACCAAATAAATTATATGTATATTTGCAAGTGTTCTACTTCTTTGCTCCATACGATCTATTCGGTGGGGCTTTTTTTATAATGCTAAGTCAGTTATCATATTCTCTTCTTTCTCCATATTCTTAATCTCTTCACCTAATATTCTAAGTAAATCTTGAACAAGTATAAAATTTCCATGATCAAACTTATTTTGATATATGCCCTGCTGTATATAACTATATAAAAGACTATATAATGAAAAACTCACACATGCAACTATTGATGGTGTTTTTTTTGCTTTAGGTAGTTTTTTTATCAACTTAGGATATTCTTCTTTCAGCAAAACAAGAGAGCAGTAAGCAATAGGAGTATCAAATTCTTTAACTGTATCAATACTTTGTTTGACTAATAAGCATAAATATTTATAGTCGCTAATACTCAGTTTTATTTTAATATTTTTCATAGTCCCTTTTGTTTATTTAGTCCCTTTTGTCAATGAATTCTTTTTAGGCATCTCCTGAACAGTAAACACGCCTTCACGTCCATCCTTACGCAATGATGAAGAGCATATATTAGTGCTGCAAGCACCAGGGAACCTGTCAAACCAGCAATGTCTGCAAGTATTTTTTGTAACCTTATTAACAGGCTTAAAAGTCGCTGTAATTCCACCATAACTAACAGTGTTCTGATCATCTGAAATAACCAATTCTTTAATGTCCTTAACCTCCTTAGAGTCCTTAATCTCCTTATTTAGTTGTTCCATAATTCAGCATTTAGATAAGTTTCTGCATATTTTTTTCGAGTACCTGCAGGAATAGAGGCAAAATACTTTCCAATAAAATAGAACGCCTTAGTTCTTTCTTCAACAGGCATTTTATCCCATTTTGCCTGAGTCTTCTTCCTGGATGAATTAAGCTTATCGTCGTAGCGGTTCCAAAACATTTCAAAATCAATAATAAGCTTTTCAAACTTACTATCCGAATTAGGACCGTTAAAATGCTCCATCATGGCAGGTATTCCTTTTTGCATCATTGAGAGAACGAATTTTTGTTGACCAACTGTAACCGATGACTCAGTAAAGTTAGCTTGAAGGTTATTACCATCCTTAGTAACAATAACCTTTCCCATAAAGGCTTCTGAAATTAAAATATATTGTTCCATAACATCCTCCTTACGCTTCAGTCATTCCGAGAGGAACATTAACCCATTCACCGTTATCCAACTTCTTTTCAGCTCTCACAAATTGTTTTGAAAATATAGGCTTGTAAGCCTCTTTAATTATTCTAACGCCATCTTTGAATAGTTCGCTATCAGATTTGTCTGCAATGTTAGAAAGAGCCACAACTTTACCTGGCTTAATATTTCCTTTCTTATCCTTAGCCAATAACTGCAATATGGCATCTACCAACTGCTCTGTTTTCTCATCTTGCGACAAAGATTTAATATATTGCCTTACCTTTTCTACGCCTTCATTAACTGTATCGTCATAATTATCAATAACAGAATAGCCAACACAAATTCTCCTATCTCCCTTAGCATTGGTAAACGTATGAGTGTTCTGACTATCCTTTGTATCATATAACTCTTTTTTCATAGCGATAGCGGTTGTAAAGCTATCGTATACTCTTTTTTTGCCTCCACCCAAGCTATGGGCTAAATTCTCAAGCATAGGGAATAGCTCATCAACCATAGAGCTAACCATATTCTTATAATTTTCTCTCTCTTCCAATTGCTTTTGTTTAGCTACAATAGCTGCTTTTTCTTGTTTCATTTTTTGGAGTTCTGCATACTCATCAGCAGACATTTCCACACTAATTGTTTCTTTACTCATCTTTATACTTTTAAATATGTTATTGATTATGTTTATCATAAATTTACTTTGTCAAAATTAAAATACGATTAACCTATACATCGAGAGGTAAGTAAGGCTTAATCCAAAAGAATCCAATCATTGGCTAACATATCAGATTGTGAAGCAAGCCAGCCGTTAACAATTGTGCCGTCAGCAGCTTTTAAGCATAAGTAAGCTGTGAATTTTACTTCATCGTCAACGCTTAATTTTTCTTCAGGTATTTCAACTCCATTTTTGTCTAAAATGTCTTGCTTATAATAATCTTTTACAGATTGAGGCAAAGACTTAATGGCGTTAACAACTTTAGAAATATGAATAGAATCTGCTGGACGCATAAATACGAACATCCCTTTTCCATTCCAACCTTCACGAGCAACTCGTTTTCCTAACTTTAAGAAGCCTATAGCTTCTCCAAAGTCAAATAAATTTGGTTTGTTTGTTCCCATAGTGTTTTTGCAATTACCTTATACTATTGCGAGGTTTTTAAATTGTTATTTGTAAATTATATTGGAACTCGTCTCTTAAAGTAGCGACCTGTTTAATTTCCATTATTTATTCTCGTTTATTAATTTTAATTGCTCATCTATCAATTTAGGCATATCTTCTGGCGATGCTTCGTATAGCCATAACCTTAACATTAAAACATTCAATTTTGGGTCATTTAGTTCTATAGCTCTTTCTGCTACACAGCCTAACAAAATTCTAAATTGATTAATGGGCGTCTTAAGCACTCCAAATCCTCTATCTAAGCCACAATCAACTATTTCGGTTAATAACCCAATCGTGTTTACTGAAAATTGCATATATTTTTTTGCCATTGTGTGCTATTTATTTGTTTCTAAATCCTCATACCTAACCACCAACCCCAAACGACAAGCAAAATCTCGTTCAATTCTTGCTCCTGGTGAGTCAGCCCATCCGTCAAGCATATATATCTCATCACAATGATTAAGAGAAATCAAACAACAAATCATCGCCTTGCCCCAACTAAGGTTCCCACCAAATTCCTTAACAAATTCATCTGTCACATCAAATGGATTAACAACTTCATAACCTTTGTCTTCTAATTCCTTTTGAATTTTTTTAAATCTTTCTCTTGTGGCAGTTTCGTCACATCCTGTAATCTTACCACTTATATATATACTTTTCTTCATAAGGCAATTGATTTACCAAGTTCAACAATACTATTCTTATAAGAAGGAGCGAACATCCCACAGGTATAAGATATAACCACATCCTGTTTAAAGTCCTTAGAGTCCTTAAGCTCGTTAATCTCCTTAACAATCTCCAATCCTTTGCCCACTATATATATAGCAAGGCAATTAACAGGCTTTTTAGGATTAACCATTTCGGACTTAGTCCTTAATTGGAACTCTAAGTTCTTTGGATGCCTTCCATAACTTATATAAGTCAAATAAACATCCTGTTTTATCTTGGCAGAGTAATTTTCCATTTCCTCCATAGCCAAATCAAAATCTCTATATACTACCATTTTCTAATTAGTTTTTAAAATGTTTTCCGTTAACTCTCTAACCTGAACCATAGCTTTCTTGTAATGGTTAAAAGCGTTATAAACAGCTCTTAATTTCTCCATAGGAATGTCATTAAAATTCCTACATTTACTTGCCCTGCAAGCAAGAGATTTAATTGATTCAGGATTTTCTGCATACCCCATTTCTCTAAGGTATGCCCCAATACTTGCCATTACTCTTTTGCGTAATCTATCAATTTCAACCAATTGAGGATTCACCATTTTTTCTAAAGCAGTACAGGCTTCTAATAATTCCACGACTGTTAAGTCCTTAGAAGAAGTAGCGTTGAAATACGTATTCAACATACTTCTTTTGTCAAACTCGTCCATTCCAGCCTTAGTAAGCAAGGTGTGGAACCTTTTAATTAACTGGGCTTTTGTTGTTTTAATCGTTGTTGTCATGATGTATTAATTATTAATTGTTAAATTCGTTTTCGTTTTCTTGCCAATATCTCGATGCCCCCTCTTCCCATATTGTTAATTGCCCTTTAGAACCTATATATCTACCCTTTGAAAAGGCTTTAAAACCTTCAACCCATATCTTAAGTGTCGCATCATACATTACAGATTTTGCACTTCGTCCAGCAGGTTGTTTTCCATCGGCATGGGAAATAAAGATTATCAATTTATTATGGTGCTTTTCCTTAAATGCTATATATTGTTTGTAACTAATCTGTGCATATTGGAAGCTATCAATTATTATTACATTAGAACTCCTTTGTTTTTCCAGCCTTTGATTAAGTTTTTCGAGAGATTCAGAAACAAGCAACATCTTTTTCTTAACCTCACTCATGCCAACCTCTTCAAAAGCCTTGCGAATAGTATGGGAAGAGCCCTCTTCGAGAGAGTTGTAAAGCACCTTACCAAAATTAGTAAGATACTTAGCCAACTGCATAGTAAAGCGTGTTTTCCCGTTGCCACTATTCCCCCAGATAAACCAAACACCACATCTTTCAGGCTTACTAAACGCCTCTTCCCATTCATCCTTAAAGTCAAAGAGCTTATATTTTTTGTTAAGTATATCGTTAATAGTAAATGCTCGTTCCATAGTCTATTTAGTCGTTTTAGTCCCTTGAGTCAATTAATAGTTAAAGCCGTTAATCTTCATTACAAGTTCATAACTCAAAGGCTCTCCCAATCTTTCAGCCTCACGTTTGGCAGGTTCCAAAACATCATGCAACTCACCATAATTCTCACAATTACCACGAAGCCACTTAATCAACTCTCTATCTTCAATATCAGCAAGAAATTCATTATATCTCTTATCAATGTTTGGAATATACTTAATACCAAATTTAATTCGCCTGTACAGTTGAGGAATACCAGTCTTATTTTTATTTTTAAGTCTGTCATAATTTCTAAGGATCTGCTCAGTTCCAACCATAACAATACCACAAACCCCGTTAAGCATATCATACATACTTTTAATAGCACATAAAGCCACGTGCGACATATATTCAGCCTCGTCAAAAATCACCAGCGGTTTCAAGTTTCTATATTTCATCATCAAAAGAGCATAAGAAACCTCCTTTAATTTCGCACTCCTTGACATAGTTCCAAGCTTCAAACCAATTGCATCTGCCAACTTATCAACTATATCTCCAATATTATCAAGACTTCCAATAACAATTTTATAACAGGCAACTGGATTTTTCTTCATAAACAACTCTTCAATAGTAAAAGACTTCCCACAACCAGTTTCTCCAACAATAGTAATTGTTCTGCCGTCTTCCTTAGCTTCCTCCAATGCTGCCAAAATAGCCACCATCTGAGGAGTTTGCTTTATCTCCCAATACTTCTTATCAACCTCAATACCCAATAATCCAGCAATCTTTTTCCAATACATGTCAGAAATAATACTTTTCCCAACTTTGTCCTCTCCATTCACAATGGCACTTACATAAGCTGCATTAATGCCCAATTTCTTAGCCACTTCATTTTGTGACATTACAAAACTTTCAGAATTAGCTTGCGTGTAAGCTATCAAAGCTTGTCTGATTTGTTGTTTTTGTTTTTGTTCTACTTTCATTTTAAATATGGTTTAAATGGTTATTATTCTTCAATTAAATAGCTGTTAACATCAACTTTTCCCTTCATATATTCTAAATACTCCTCTTCCTGTGTTTTAATGTCCTTGATTCTTTCCCTTTCTACTTGTTTTGCTAATAATTTCTTACCTTTATCAGCAACACCATTTTTCCTATCCTTATGCTGTCCCAAACTATCAGTAATCATAAGTTTGCTGTAAACCTCATTCTCTCGGTCCTCAATCATTCCTGAAGATCCACTTTCACTCAACATCTTTCTCACATTAGCCAAAGTAGAATAATCCTCAACAGCAACATCCAAAGCATTTTGTTTTAAAGCATCATTAAACTGATTAAGCCTTGTCAATTCCTCAGCGTCACCTTCTTTTCTATCCCTTAAAGCCATAGGTTGTACATACTTTTCTTCCAATAAAAACCTCAAACTTCCATCACCATTAACAGCCATAACCTTAGTCTTATCTGCTGGATCAAACATTATCTTCCAATCCACATGACTATTCCTTCTAAATACAGGCTCAAAGCTATCATACACCCTCTTATCATTATCAATTTGAATAACCAATCCCTCATGAGATAGTCTATTGGTTCTTTCCTTCGTTTCGCAAAGGTTAAGGAAGTATTCTTGTTCGCTAAGTATCAATCTTTCTTCTTGTGGCAATTCTTGGTAAGCCGTTCTATATGCCTCAACCTTCTTACTTCTTTCAATTGCCATAATTGTTTCAAGTTGCTTAATCACACCCTCCTTAGTAGGTATTTCGTGTCTATGGTCATTAATCCACTTAGCATTTGGTTGACTACCTTTCTTTGCAGTAACCCCAAAGCCCGACCAGTTTGGCATAAATTGACAATATGTTTTGTTTAAATACTTAAAGTATGGCTCAATAGTCTTAGCTTTTGCATTACCAATTTTTGCAGGAGTGTAAACATTTGAAACAGCTTCATAGAAAGGAATTATACTTCCTCCTTTACCATAGTTATCTGTTTGCAATTGTCCTACCTTGTGCATCGTTCCAAATAGTTCTTGAGTATGCTTAACAGCATTCCTGAAAGCTTCACGTATTAATGCAGTACTCTCATGATCGCCGATTGCATAACCAACAGGATACTTTCCGCAAGGGTCTAAAACCACTACAATAGTCAATCTCTTATGATATGTAGTTGTGGTTCTTTCATTCTTATCAGTACTTGTTTCCTGATAAACAAGTTCGGCCACCCAACCATCAGCACTCCAAAATACCATAGGAAGCACAGGAGCGGAGCGTTTCGCTAACATTGTTTTAGTATTATTAAAATCACTAACACCCTTGCTAAAAGGAGCAGTAACCATATTAAACCTAGTCCTATAATTCCCAGCAGTAGAAGGAGAAATAGCCTTCCAACCCATTTTTTCAGCCAACATATTATATAGAGCAGCAACCTGTACATTATCTAAATTTGTGTGTATTCTTAGGATATCACGAATAGTAGCCTCCTGCTCAATATCCACAACGTTTGCACTATTTTTGTTCAAGAACTTGCCACTAATCAAACACTCAAACCCTTTTTCCTGGTACTCCTTCACTTTTAATCTCAAACGACGTTCATTCTTAGGCAAATCATGTCCCAATTCGAATGTCAAATCGCTGCAAGTACTACATATATTTGCCCATAAGTTCTTATTATTGCCACCCAAAGCCTTGACAAATGCCTTGCTATCATTAGTAATCTTAATCAAAGCGTCCAACACTTCAGCATTACGAGAGTATTTTTCTTGAATATCAAAAGGGAGAAAACGTCCATCAGCCAAAACATAATGAGCAAAGAACTCACGAGCCTTATAGTTGGTCTCAACAGATTGCCTAAAAACTTCTTTCGTATAATCAACCCTTCCACACACTTCATCAACAGTCTTGCGAATTTCAAAAGGCAACGAATTATAATCAATCTGAGCCTCACGACCATTCCCACCAGTTGCAACCTTTCTGATTTTACCCCTATGCACCATCAACTTGTAATTGGAGCTTGTCAATATCCCTGAACCAACCAGCTCGGAATAACTAACACAGGTAATATTGTTTATAACTTTAGGCATTTTTAAATTGTTTTTATTTGTTCCTGGCGAGGACTCGAACCTCGAAGTTGCAGTGAGAGTGAAAAAGCAGTGTCCGCTACTTTTTTACAACTTATAACCATTATCCAGAAATCTTTACTTACCTTTGTGTCTGCAAACCTTAATCAGTAAGTAATATGACCAATTTTTATCTCGAATACCAATTAGCCGACGGGATGAAACAAGCTAAGCTCATCAAGAGAGACCTTATTTGTCCTATTCATAAAAGGAAAGTCCTTATTACTGGGGATTATCTTGACAGTACTAATGTTTACATAACCAAGTACTGCTGTCTTGAACATGCGAAGGTAGTGGCGGCAGCGTTTATAAACGCTAAGCTCTTTGACCACATATACATCAAAAATCATAACGCAGGAGCCGATTTCATTGTTCGAAACGAATACTTTGAATGTATTATCAATACTCCTTCTTGATGAATGTGTAAAATAAAGATTTGTCGCCTCTTCTCTTGTAAACTCTCTTCCATCATGCCTAAATGCAACTAACATAAGGTGTTTGTAAAAAATCTCTTCTCTCTTTTTCATTCTACTTCTATTTTTAAATTAATAACTATCAATAAATCCTTTGGCATCCTCAATAGTAGCCAATGTAAACTCTGGGTATCTAACCCCAGCAGGTTGCATCAACTCCTCAGGAGTATATAAATCCCACGCCTGTTCCTCAGCATTCCACTGAAGCAACCAACCTTTATATTTAACTCTTTTCATAATTCTCAACATTTATAGTTACATCTTCACCCTTAAGGTTAAACATATAATGACCGTAGCGAGTTAAATCGCTCATATCTCCTAAAGTTGTACCCTCCAAAAACTGATCAATAATTCTAAGAGCTTCCAGTTCATTCTCTGATCCTCCAAATCTTATATAATTAGTTCCAGAATGCTCTTGATTGATTAATTTGAATGATAAACTCAAAGCTGCTTTTTCATTGCCTTGTTTTACCAATTTAAAGAATGCTAATTGAAGCAATTCTTTTCTACTCACTTGCTTCGTTTTGTCATGTGTGTTCATTCTACTTCTATTTAATGTTAACTATTTATTTTTAGGTTCAGTCCATTCAATTTCAAAGCCACCCATTTCCAAAGCAGCCTTTCTAATTCTCTTAGCAAAATCAGAGTTGTTTTTAAAATTAAGAGCCTCACTAACCGTAACAGTCGTAGTCTCAAACATCTTAGCCAGCTTTATGCCAGTGCCTATTTCTGTTTTAATTTTCTTTCCCATTTTTTATATTTATTAGGTTTTTTTTACTTCTTATTGTATCTTTGCCCAAGTTTTAATCTTAAAGACACGGCAAAGATAGGCAATATTACCTAATTACCAAATAAAATAGGCATTATTTCCTAAATAATTTAGTGGCTAAACAACTAAAGTAATGGAAATCAACGGCATTGAACTAAAAAAAATACGTAAAAAATTAAACCTCTCTCAGGAAAAACTCGCAAAAAAAATAGGTGTTAGCGTTAGAACTGTGCGAAATTATGAATCTGGGGAGGTTATTCCTATTTCAAAACAGGCAATATTACATGAATTAAAACTTAATAGCGAAAATATAAATCAATCTATTAAAGGAAATAATAACAATGTCATAGGTGGTAATAATTATAATAAAGATAGTTTAGAGATAATGGATTTAAAAAACCAAATAAAAGAAAAAGATAAAATAATATCTCAACTTTTAGATGAGCAAAAGAAATTACATGAACAAATAAATAAATTAATTGATAAACTTACATAA